CTGGCGTATCACCTGGCCGCAGTCTGGCCGGATATCCGTACACCGGAGGTCCTGGCCCTGGCGAACGCCTTCCACCGGAGAACCTCGGGTAGTTTGCCTCGGCTGGAGCCGAAGGAATGACCGATCCGGTGGGAAACCCAGGGTCCCGGCACCGCACCTGGCAGGATGTTCTCCGTGCGATAGGGTGGCCGTGTACAGCGGTGCTCCTCGATTGGGAGACCTATTTCGATAGCGTTTACACGCTTAGCAAGCTCTCAACCATCGAATTCATCATGGACGATAGGTTCGAGGAATTCGGCGTAGCCTGTGTAGTACAGGACCAGCCATTCGGGGAACCGCAAGCTAAATTTTGGACGGACTGTGCCGGGCAACTGGCGTACCTTAGGGGCAGGTTCGGGGAGAACCTGGAGCGTTGTGTTGTGATTGCCCACAACATTCGCTTCGACGGGTCCATTCTGGCATTCCGACATGGCATTATACCGCGGTATACTGTGGATACAAAGGGGCTGGCTAAATACTTCTGGCCCAGGCAGTCTAGCTCGTTGAAGGACGTGGCCGTCAGACTTGGAATCGGCGTGAAGGGTGATACGATGCAGTTCGCCGGCAGGCATATGCGACGGGTTCCCGTGCGGGCGGAGAAGCCCGGTCATCCGAGGCTTTCCCTTCCGCCGGTTATGGAACCGGGCATGTCGCGGGAGGAACGGACGGCCCTACGGGAGTACGCAAAGAACGATGCCATCCTTGAGTGGGGGCTGTTCAAGGAACTGCTGCCCCGTCTGTCCCGTCCGGATATGGAACTTCCACTCGCCCATCATACGTTCTTGATGTTCGCAAGACCGATGCTACGGGTGAACGAACAAAAGGCCAAAGAACTCATAGGGTCTATGCAAGCAGAAATCGCCGGCAAGCTGCGGGCCACGGGCGTAGAGGGCCTTACGGCGAAACAGGTTCGTAGTGAGAAGGGCTTCACGAGGCTGCTGCGTCAGACGATGCCAGCGGAGAAGCTTCCCCTCAAAGCCTCTAAGAAGGGCCTAATCCTGGCCCTTGCGAAGGCAGACCCGGAGCTGGACCTCCTGCTAAAACACCCGAACCCACGGGTGCGGGCCCTGATAGAGGCTAGGATAGCGTCCAAGTCCTGGCCGCTTCATGTGGGAAGGGTAAAAAGGATTCTCAAGCAGTTCGTAGCTACCGGCAGGCGTGCATTGCCCGTGCCGCTGGTCTACTACGGAGCCCACACGGGGAGATGGGCCGGGGATGAAAAAATCAACTTGCAGAACTTGGGTTCCAGGGATGTACACGATCTGATAAAGGCTGTGCGAACGGTCCTGGAAGCTCCGGAGGGATGGTCCCTTTTGATAGCAGACGCCTCACAGGTGGAGGCCCGGGCGGTAAACTGGATTGCTGGTCAGCGAAACGTTCTCGGTCGGTTTACCAGCGGGGACCCGTATTGCGAATTCGCATCCGAGGTCCTCGGTCATAGGGTCCGAAAGCCCCGGCCGAGTGATCCTCCTGCCGTGGCTAAGATGATGGCCTACTGGAGAACCCTCGGGAAGGTCGGAGAGCTGGGCTGTGGGTACGGGATGGGGGCGGATCGGTGCTACGACTACGCCGTAAATCAGTACAAGCTAGACATCACGAGGGAGATGGCAAAACGGGTGGTAGACTGCTACCGCGACACCCATAGAAAAGTATGCCGCTTCTGGACCGATCTTGAGGTGAGGTTCTCTCACGTGACGAGGTACCCGCAAGAGCGAATCAAACTTCACAGTCTGGAACTTTACGGGGGCGAGGGAAAGACAATCATTCGGCTCCCGTCCGGTAGGGAGTTATTCTATGAGGAGGTTCGAGTCGTGAGGGATAGTCTGGGGAGGGACCAGATCAAGATGCCCGATCCCCGAAAGCCCGGGTCCTCCATCTATATGTGGGGCGGCTACCTGACCGAGAATGTAATCCAGGCGACGTGCCGCGACCTACTCGTCGAGCCGATCCTGGCGATGGAGCGGGCGAACAAGCCCGTATGCTTACTCGTACACGATGAAATTGTTGCCCTGTCACCCACTGATGCGGCAGAGCAATCCCTGGACCTCCTGGTGAGGCTGATGTCCACTTCGCCCGCATGGGCGGCTGATCTTCCGCTGGCAGCGGAGGGTAAGATATCGGAAAGGTATGGTAAATGACGATGCTGTCCGCGATGGAATCCAACAGGTTCTTTCCCCAGGTCCGGGAACAGTTCCCGGATAAGGCCGCAGACTGGGCCTCGGGCTATGTCCATGGTGTGTCTGATTCCACCAGCCGAAGGCAGCCCAGGGCCGTTATGGTGAAGGACGCGGCTGGGGGGGACGAGTACGCCCTAGGCTATCTGGCCGGCTTCTTTGACCATGCCGGCCTGGACGTGGTGGAGGAGAGCTGGGTGATGCGTCACGGCCTCACCTGTCATTTCCGATGGTGGGAGGCCCAGGAGGAATGAATCTCTACCCGTACGAATGGGCCCAGGTTCGAGCAGCCCTCCGGCTCTGGTGCTCTGTTGCGGAGTCGTCCGAGGTACATCCGGTAGAAGTTCGAGGGGTCCGAGACGCTCTGGGACCTCACGAGCCCATGGCTCTCGAAGAAATTGAATCACTCATCGCACTGGATGGCTCCGAAATCCCCGATCTGGAGAACATCACGCAAGCGTGCGAACGGCTGGCGTGGCTTCGACCGGGGCGGCTGCGTCGGGCCGTCGATGAGTTGGGGATTCTGCCCTATGTCGGTACGAGTGGACTCAAGACAGCCTGGTATCGACAGGCCGATCTACAAAAAGCTATCCGATACCTGGGGAACAGATGATGGCATGCAAGGATTCTTGGGCGGAGCACGAACAAAGAGCGATAGAGCGTCGAGAGGCGATTCGTAACGCCCTAGTCAGGTTCGGCAAGGAACAAGCACCCCATATGAGCCCGCCCCCAGGCCGAAAGCGTAAGCGATCCAGTTCGGCGACTCCAGCCCGGGACAAAGAAGCGTCCGTGCTCCGGGAATGCCTTCGTATGCTCGAATCACTCCCCTACGTTTCCTACACAGAGAGACGTAGCGTAGGCGTGATGCGTACGCCAGCGGGGCAATACATGAAGTTCGGCAGGACCGGGGCGGCCGATCTATGGTGCCTGGTGCAGGACTGTGCGGGGCATGTTCGACACGTCGAAGTCGAGTGCAAGAGACGGGACGGCAAGGGAAGGCTGAGCCGGAGTCAAGAGGCATTCCAAGCCCGCATGAAATCGGCCGGAGTGGCATATCTGATAGTGCGGTCTGCCGATGAACTCAAGACCGCTCTCGAAAAGCTGCTGTAGGAGAGAACGTTATGAACTTTATAATCTTGCGGGACGGGACTAAGCTCAGCTTCCAGTATGACGGAAGGAGGTACCGGACTGTCGGACACGATTCCGGGTGCCTGGCGGGGAACATGGCGGCAAGTCTGTCCCGGATTCCGAGGTTCACAGGCCATACGAGGGTTGGAATCAGCGTGGCCGAGCACTCTATCGGCGTAGCGAGACTGCTTCAGCTCCACGGGTCCGACGTAGAGACACAGTTCCTCGGATTGATCCACGAGGCGGGAGAGATGGTAACGGGTGACATCCCCACGCCGGTGAAAAACATTAACCCGGGGATACGAGAATTCGAGAGGGACATCTACATCGACCTGGAGCGGGAGCTGTGTCCGTTCGGACATTTTCGGCCGGCGAGCCGCGAGCTGGTGAAGCAGGCAGACCTACTGGCCCTTCACGCCGAAGCCCAGAGATTTATGGCTGGCTTCAGCCTGGATGCGTACGGCGGGGAGCCGAGCTTCCTGTCCGAGTGGGGGTTGCAGGAGGACTATCTGAGGAAGCTGGAAATCCTCTACCACGGCAAGGACGGGGGCGAGATGCACCATCCCGGGCACACGGACTGGTCGGAGGCCCAGAGGTTTTTGAACTGGTACGGTGTGCTTATGGGAAGGCTCCTGCTGGAAGCCAGGGAGCGGGGGGCGTGCAGCCGTAACCTCGTTACGGCCGACTGGGCGGCGAGAAATACTGGCGTGGTTTGGGCCTTGACAAGTTTTACAAAGCGTGGTAAGCTGGCGTGATGATTGGAGGCCCGACCATGAAGAAGCGAAACGGCCGCAGCCTATCGGCCAGTAGCATAGGTTCGTTCAAAGCATGTCCGCAGAGATTCCGATATGCCTATGTCGAGGGTCTCAGGCCGCTGGAGGACAGCGAGAGTCAGCGGGTGGGGACAAACTGGCACTCCTGCCTGGAGATGCTGCTTAACGGGGGGAGCATCGAGGATGTTAGCGATTTCCTTGATGGGCTGTATGAGAACGTTTCGCCGGCGGCGGAGGAGAAGGCGTCCATTGAACGCACGATCCTCCTCTATTCGATCTGCGGGTGGCTCCATCGGTGGGAAGACGAACCCCTGGAGACCGTGGCAACGGAGCTGAAGTTCGAGCTGCCGCTTACGGAGCCCCGGACCGGGATACCGGTTATAGGGGCGAAGGTAGTAGGTAAGATCGACCGAGTGAGCCGACGCGGGAACGCGGTGCTCATCACTGAGCACAAGTCAACGTCGAAGTCCATCGCGAGCGATTCCACCTACTGGGATGGGTTGCGTATGGACGTTCAGATCAGCACTTACTTCGACGCCATCGGACGATTGCTGCCCCAGGAGCCGGTTAACGGTGTGCTCTACGATGTGTGGCATAAGCCAACGATCAGGCCGAAGAAGTTGACCCAGGCAGACAGCAAGGCGTTCGTGGAGACGGGCGACTACATGGGCGGAGAGTTCCACGTTACGGGCCGGCCCATGTCGGACGAGGACCCGCTGGAGGTCGATGGGGAGAGGGCCGAGATTGAGCCCGGCAAGAAGGACGGAACCTACGCTGTACGGGAGACCCTCCGGATGTTCGGGTGGAGGCTACTGGTGGATATGCAGGAGCGACCGGACTTCTACTTTGCCCGCAGGGAAGTGGGTCGCAGCACGGCCGATATGGTCCGACACCGCTGGGAGCTTCTCCACATATGGAGGGCCATGAAATGGATGGAGGAGAGCGGGGCCTGGTGGTGCAATGGAAGCCAGTGCGAAGCTACCTTCAAGTGCCCCTATATGGGTCTGTGCTACCGGAGCTACGAACTTCGGGAAGGGGAGACTCCCGAGGGGTTTAAACGGATTTACTCCGATGCGAGTACGGAAGAAGACTGACAGAAGTAGGCGTAACACGTAGCCGAATAGCGTATATCGGCCGTGATCGTCAACTCACAAACCAATAGGGAGACCCAGATGAAAACTCCGCCAGTGCCACCCAGAAGCAGGACCAGGAGCCCAAAGACGGCCCCGAAGCCCCCGCCGGAGAGTGGGGGCAGTCGGCCGGCGAAAGAGTTCAGTACCGCACCGTGGACCGGTGGCGGGGAAGGGCAGAAGATCGTCGGCTACGGACCCTCCGGCGTCGGCAAAACCACGCTCTTCTCCATGATGCCCGGTGCGAGGTTCATCGGCCTGGACGATGGGGGGCGTTGCATCCGCAATCCCTTGACGGACAAGCCCATCGAGCATGTCATCGGCCTGGAGTGCTTCAACGACGTGCGGGATGCTCTGCATCAAACGGGACTCTGGCCGAAGGGATCGAGTTGCGTCATTGACACTCTGACCATGCTGGAAACCTGGGCCGAGCCGCACATCTTCAATACCATCCCGCACGAGAAGGGGGGACGGGTTTCCAGCCTGGAGGGCTACGGCTACGGCAAGGGCTACGTCCACCTGTACGAAACGATGCGTCTGGTCTTTCAGGACCTGGACGCCCTGGTGAAGCGGGGGGTGAACATCGGCCTGATCTGCCAGAGCATGGCGACCAGGAAGGCTAACCCCGGCGGGACAGACTTCCTCCAGGACGGACCAAAGCTCAGCCATACCTTCATGGAAAAGTCCTCGGTTCGCCTCTACGCATGTGAGTGGGCGGACCATGTGTTCCGGATTGGCTACAACGACTTCCACGTCGAAGCGTCCCGCGGGGCGGCGGTAGGTAAGGCCGGAGGTTCCATGACCCGGGTGGTAGCCGTGTTGCCGGAGCCCCACTACATGGCGAAGAGCCGCACCCTGAAGGATCAATTCGTCACGTTCGACGAGGCAGGTGACAACAGCATCTGGCAATTCGTTTTCCCCGGAGAAGGAGAGTAAGGTGATTCAGCCGAGAGGTGACTTTGTGCTTGTCCGCAGACTGCCGGAACCCAAGGTTACGGTGGGCGGTCTGCAACTGCCCGAGCATGTCAAAAGGTATTTCTTCCGGGCAGAGGTGATTGCAGCCGGCCCCGGGGTTGAACGAAACGGAAGCGGGGATAACATCCCGCTCGACCTCGAACCCGGCGATACGGTCCTCTGCAAGGCGGACCCACCGTCCGACCCCAGGATGGGCGGAGTCCAGCACAAGAACTGGGTGGAACTCAGTGCGAATGGAGAGAACTACCTGCTGGGTAGCGAGAGGATCATCCTGGCGATTCTGACCGAACCGAGTGTTCGTGTCGAGGCCCTGGCCTAACGGCCAACAGACGAGGAACCAACATGATTCTTGACAGAGACGGAACCTTCCGTGGGCGGTTCGTGGAATCGGCCGTCAACCAAACGAAGAACGGATTCCCGCAGTTCGTCGGGCGGCTGCTTCTTACGGAGTGGTACGACGAAGAGGCGGGAGAGTGGGTGCCGTGGGAAGAGTACAGCATGGAGACCGTGGCCTATCTGGTCCTGGCCTCGAACAAGGGTCCGTGCCTCAACTACGATCAGCTCCAGGCGGCCCTCGGGTGGGACGGGGAATCGTTCGCCGATCTGGACAGCAAGGACTGGAGTTCGGTGACGGTGCAGGTCCGCGTGGCCGAGAATGACTGGGAGCAGGGGGCGAGGTACAGGGTCGAGTGGATTGACACGTGCGAGGCCGATCCGCTCGGGGGCCGTGGTATCAAGCGGCTCGACAAGAACGAGGTCAAGAGCCTTGACCGATGGTTGAAGGGGGTGAAGAGACCCCAGGCCCGGAAGGCCACATCCTCGGCCGAGCCGCCGGCCACGCCCCCCAGGACCCAGACACGGCCCGGGCCCAAGCCTCCGGCTGAGCCCAAGCCCGAGCCCCCGGCTGAGCCCAAGCCCGAGCCCCCGGCTGAGCCCAAGCCCGAGCCCCCGGCTGAGCCCAAGCCCGAGCCCCCGGCCCGAAAGGGTGCGAAGAAGGATACTTCGGCCGAACTGGCAACCGGACTGCCGGCCGAGTGCTCCAAGGAGGATGCCTGGGCGAAGGTAATCGAGCTGCGGACCGATGAAGCCAGCGATGAGATGGTCGCGGAAGCCTGGGTCGAAGCGTGCGACAAGGTTGCCCCGGACAAGGACGAGAGCGACTTCACCGCGGAGGAGTGGGCCCAAGTCCGGGACATCACCCTGGATTCGATTCCCAGTCTGCCGTTCTAACACCAGTTCCTCGGTATCCACGGGGCAGCGGGTCGGACTAGGTACCGGCCCGCTGCCCAGTCCTTCCATAGAGGGAAGAAATGAGTGAAATCGAGGAAAAATATCTGGTGTACCGGGGGAACATATTCCCGGCCATGCTGGAGGTACTGGCCTCGCAGCTAGGGGTAAGTGCCAGGTCCCTTGATCGGCTGGGAGTAGGGTGGAAGATATGCGATTCCTGTTGGGTATTCCCCGAGAGAGATGCCGCCGGTAAGGTTATTGGACTTGTAAGGCGGTTCTGGGATGGGAAGAAGCGGTCTGAGCTTGGGGCGAGTCGCGGTCTTACTTTTTGTCCCTCCGACTCCAGCGGATATAACCCCTCAAGGCAGCACTGGAGGCGAGTATCCGAAGCAAGCCCTTGTCCGATATGTGGCAAGCCCGACTGGTGCGGGGTCGATGACCGAGAGCCGCCCCGGTTCGTGCGGTGTATGCGGGAAGCTGAGGGTGCCCGCTATACAGGGCGGGACGGGGGCCACATACATGAACTCATCCCAGGCACCTTTATCGAGAAAGGGACCGGGGCCCTGCTGGGGCCGTCAGACCATCCTGTTATAGTCGTAGAGGGGCAGACGGACGTTGCGGCGGCAATGGACCTGGGCTTTGTGGCGGTAGGAAGGCCATCCGCAACCGGGGGGCTGAAGGGCCTGGCCGACTTGCTCCGCGGCAGGGATGTGGCCATATTTGGGGAGAACGACCGCAAGGCCGACGGAAAGTGGCCCGGACGAGACGGGGTAGAGCGAGCGTTCCAGGCCCTACGAGGCTCCGCATCCTCCTGCAAGAAGTGCTTTCCACCAGAGGACTGTAAGGACCTGCGGGACTGGGTTCAGAAGTACGCCCCCGACCAACAGGAGGTACTGGCCGCTATAGAGGGCGGCGAGGACACATCGGACAGCGATGTCCTGGAGGACTGTTCTCCCCTGGCCCTGGCGGAACTGTGGTTGCAGAGGGAACACTACCTGGACGGAGTGCCGACGCTGAGGAGGTACAGGGGGGTATGGTACCGGTTTGACGGCAAGTGTTATCGAGAGATCGAGGCAGACGCAGAAATCCGAGGGCGTTTATACGCTTTCCTGGAGGGAAAGAAACGGAAGAAGTTTGGGCGGGGCGGCGAACCCGTACTTGAACCCTACGAAGCCACCCGCTCCAGGGTGAGCGACATAGTAGATGCCCTCAATCGGAGCTGTCCGGTGGATGAGGACCCTCCTTGTTGGCTCGATGGCCGCAAGAGCCCGCCCACGGACAGCCTCATATGTTTCCGTAACGGCGTTCTGGACGTGGACTCTTACCTCGCGGGCCAAACCATACTAGCTCCCCCGTCACCAGTTTTGTTCTCCCTTACCGCGGTACCGTACGAATTCAACCCCGGGGCAATATGTCCCCGATGGCTGAAATTTCTGGGTGAGATATTCCAGCACGACCAGGAGCGGGTCAACCTGTTGCAGGAATGGTTCGGCTACAACCTAGTGGTGGATACCAGCCTGGAAAAGTTCCTCCTTATGGTGGGGCGTCCAGGGAGCGGCAAGTCTACTACGCTAGAGGTACTCCAGGCCGTGCTGGGTGCGGAACAATGTGCCACCAGTTCTTTCAAGCACTTGTGCGATGACTTCGGACTCGAACCTTTAATGGGGAAAACATCGGTGATTCTTCCCGATGCTCACATCCCGAGGCGGGTGGATTCGACCCAGGCCCTGGAGGTCATTAAGTCCATTGTAGGTCGGGATACTGTTACCATAAACAGAAAGCACATTCGACAGTTAGCAGGGTGCCGACTTCACTGCCGCTTCACAGTGGCCGTGAACGAACTTCCGGAACTGCCCGATCATGCCCGGGCTCTGGAGCGAAGATTGTGCCTGCTGCATTTCCCCCAGAGCTTTGAGGGGAAGGAAGATCGGTCCCTGAAAGATAAGCTGCCAAAAGAATCCCCGGGTATCGCCCTCTGGGCCCTTGAGGGATTGAAAAGACTGAGGTATAATGGAGCCTTCACGCAACCGTCTTCCTCGGTTCCGGTGATAGACGAGTTCCGCCGATTCATAACACCTATAGCCGAGTTCTTACAGGATTGTTGCGACATAGAGGGCACAGCTTGGGCCGCGAAGAATCAGATGTTCGATGCGTGGGTGCAGTGGGCCCACGAACACGGGCTTCCGCCCGGAGCCCGCTCCCGCTTTGGGCAGCGACTTCTCGCCCAGGTTCCTACCTGCGTGACGGCTCGGCGATGTGCGGGAGGTAGACAGTTCCGGGTCTATCAGGGTGTTGGCCTGAAGCCAAGTGCCGTTGACCGCTACCTAGTAAACAGAAGGAGGTAGTTTATGGATGCAAGCGACGAAATCCGAGAATTCTCGACCGGGGCCATAAGGGACGCGGCCGATAAGAAACCCATGCTCCAGCTTATTTCGCCCTTCGCACTCATGCGGCTGGGGGAGTGGATGCGGTTTGCCTGCAAAGACCGCAAACCGGAACCCTATCCAGCGAGGAACTGGGAGAAGGGAATGCCCTTCAGTGAGGTCATAGGCTCTCTGGAGCGGCACGTCCAGAAGTGGAAAATGGGGGACAGAAGCGAAGATCATCTCGCGGCTGTTATGTTCAATACCATGGCCCTCATTCATCTCCAGGAGATGATTGACCGCGGCGTGCTCCCCCGGGAACTCGACGATATGCCCTCATACGGGCCGTCTCGACTGTGGGTGGAACGAAAGCCCGAGGACGGCTGCTACCTGAGCGTTGCCACCCCCGCAAAGGAACTATAAGATGGCCGCTGTGCATACCCTGACTCGATTCTGGCTCGGGTTTGACCGGCATGTCCCGGATGTGGACCCGGTAGTGGACCATATCGTCCGGGATTTCCTGCGGGATTTTAAGCCCAGCATCCGGGTGGCCGGTGGTGATTGGCAGTCGGTGGATCAGGTGTCCGCCTTCGACAATGAACAGGACATCGACCTCAAGGACGAGTTCGAGCAGAATGAGCGGGCCATTGATGAGTTCGGCATTACCCACTACCTGGAGGGCAATCACGAAGAGCGACTTCGCCGCGTTGGGACGAGGCTTGATCGCCGACTGCGGAGCATGGTTGATCTTTCCGGGAATCTTCATCTGGAGGATCGCGGCATTAAGCTCTTGCCCTATCACCCTCGTCTGGGCATTCTGAGGCTCGGTCACCTGAAGGTCCTCCACGGATTCTTTGCTACTGAGTATCTGGCGAAGAAGACAGCCGGCACGTACGGCACCTGTGCTTTTGGGCACGCCCATCGCTTCCAGGTGTTCCAGTCCAAAGAGGCGTTCGAGACCCACGTAGGATTCTCTATCGGCATGCTCGGCAGCCTGGAGCAGGCATACGTGGGCAATCGCCCCCCGATGGGCTGGAGTCAGGGCTTTGCCTTCGGGTATATTCGCCGGGATGGCTCGTTTGACCTGTACCCGGTGCGTATCGTGGGGGGACAGGCGGTCATAAACAACATTCACTACCCTCGGCCTGTGCGTAGCAGGCGGAGAACAACCGGAAAGTCGAAGGAGAAGAAATGAGTACCACAAAGAAATGCCTTATCGTGTTGAGCATCGTGGCCTTCCTGGGCATGGCCCTCCTCGGAGGATGTGCCAGTCCCACGATTGATTCCTGGGCCGAACGGGGCGTTCAGGGCCTGACTGCCAGTCACGACCACATCGCCCAACTGGCCGACCGGCTCCAGAAGGATGTCGAGCAGCAGCAGAGCCGAGACGTGGACGAGGCGTTCGACGAGATTCTGGACGCGGCCCAGGGCAAGATCGAGGGCGTGACCCTGGACAAGACGTGGCTCAAGGAGCACCAGGCCGGGCTCATGCTCCTCCTCAAGCTCAACGACAAGGAGAAACAGGACATCCAGACGGCCGAGAACACGGCCTACGAGAACCTGGAGCAGATCAAGGAGTGCTTCAGCCAGATCAAACGATTGCGACGGTCCTGGGGGAAGATGGACGAACTTTCCTCCAGGGTAGAATATCTGGCCGGGCTGGTGTCCAGCCTGGTCGCCAACTCGAAGACGAAGTAGGAGACACGCACAATGGTTGAGTTTCCGACCGATTCCGATGCGGATGAACCCCAGCCCCAGGCCGAGCCCGAAGGCCCCAACGAGTCCGACGAACCCGACACCCAACCCGAACCCCTGGACCCCAGCACCGTCGATGTCATCGAACGCGAACTGGGTCTGGTCGCGGAGGAGTTCCACCGGCGGCATCCCCGGCTGGCCTTCGCCATCCAGAAGCGGGTGGAGCAGCCCCTGCTGGAGCTTCTCAAGGGCCTGACCGCGGATGATCCGGAGTTCGTGGCCCTCGTCCAACAGACGAACGAGGAGCTGGACACGGCCAAGCTCATCAGCACCGTTGCCCAGGTCGCCCTCAACGTGGCGATCCGGGTGGCGGGCCTCCTGTAGGAGCCCACATCATGATCGACGATCTTCCGGCTATCGCAAGTATTCGTGAGTTCTTGTCTGGCAAGAAGACCTACCTCGCAGCCGCCGTTGCGGTCATCGGGGCAGTGATCGCCTGGAGTCAGGGTGAGCTGGATGTGTTCGGCCTGTTGGCCTCCATCTGGGCCGCCCTTCAGACCGTCTTCATCCGTCTCGGTGTCTCCAAGCAGTCCGCCGGCAAGGAGTAGAACAGATGTCTCGCTTGCGGGCGAACAACCGGTCCGAATTGATTCGGCTGGCCATGTCGGGCGTGGAGTCCCGGGCCTGCGAGCGATCTTTTATCACCGGCGAGGTTGTAGTGCTCGGGGGGTTCTCGAAAATCCCCCCGAGCACACAACCGGGGTGGATCATCTTAGTGAAGTCGGTCAATAAGACCGTCTGGGTGGTCGCCGTTTCAGTGGATGAAGCCCAGCACCGCTACCGTGTTGGGCTCCTCGACCGTATTCCTTGGGAACACTGGATCGGCGACCGGGCAGATGGAACAATTTACCGGGGGGACATACCCAGGCTCGCGGTTACCGCCAGAGACCGAGCCAAAAGGAGCACTACCGATGAATAGGGAACCCTGGATTCTTCTTTCGGATGTCCCGGATATTGTCTACCGGGAGATCGGACACAGGCCCACGCGGCAGACGGTTTATAATTGGGTTCGTCGGGGATGGCTGAAGGTAGAGAACCACCGCCCCATGCGTACAACCATGACCTGGATCATGTCTTTCCTCGATAAGAACCGGGGGACCACCCTGGATGTCGGCTGAAGTACAGACCACGGTTACCGGGGAGAAGGTTGTCCTCATACGGTGGGAAGAGGACCGACTTTCCGTGGAATCGCCTGAGGTGACCCTTGCTATGAGGGAGGGGTGCCGTATAGTCTGGTCCCGTCAGGGTCACGGGCCTGCCCGAGAGATCGACAGGGACCTGGTATCTACGTTGCTGGAGCGGTTGAATAGGTATAGAGAAGCCTACCGCAACAGTGACAGTGCAGCGGTAGGCTTCACCCGATTCCTCGACTGGACCATGCTACCATAGCTGGGGCAGGAACCTCGCTACCAGCCCTCCGCCGGCGGTCCCCCCGAACGCCGCAACCGCGATTAAAATGATCCACAGCCGCTGTCGCTCCACACGTTGACGAATTCCGTTGTGGGCCGTGAGATCACGATTGTGGGACTCCATCTGTTGGGGGAGGATGTGTTCCAGGTAGTGGTCGAAGTAGCGTCTGACTACGAGTTCCGCGGCCTGGTCTACCTCTCTTCGCTGTTCGTTATCGAGCATTGTACCAATCTCCTGTCAGACGCGAAACTGGCTTCGGCATGTTGGCTCGCCTGGGCCGCACAGGACGGCCGATGGGGTGGGTGATGCTGTCTGTGATCTTCTGATAGTTCTCCTCAGCGGTCTTTGCCATGATCCTGTTGGCTGGCGAGAGACCGCCAAGAAACTCCGCCTGGTTCTTCCGAGGCACTGATATGGGGCTACGTGACTCCAGGGAGGCCCGGAGACGCAACCTAGCTTCCTCGGCCGAAAGACCCTCGGACTTAGCCCAGCTCTTGTAGGCATCCAAGCGTTCCAGGAGGGCCGGTTTGTCCGAGTCCCTGACGGCCTCGAAGATCACGAGGTAGTGGAAGTTCTTCGGCCCCATGCCGGGCTCCGGCTTTCTGCCCAACTTCTCGTTGAAGACCCTGGACAGTTTGCGGGTCTGGTAGTAATCCTCCCGCGTCGGGTACGTGGCCCTCGCCCACCACCCTCTCGCAGCCTTCCAGACGGGAGTGTATCGCACGCCAAGGGATTCCAGGCGGCGAGAGAACGGTGTGCCGTCGTACTGGTTCAGCCCCAGCAAAGCCATGCCCACCTCAGTCGTAACGGCGAGGGGGAAGATGAGGTTAGCGGGGACCCGGTACAGATCGCCACGAGAATATCGTGCTGCCTCGAACATACGATAGAACGGACCGAAGATTCCGCCCTCAGCCATGGACTCGGCCAGAAGGCCCGTCCAGCTCTCGGGATCGTCCGGGTCGATCAGGGGCCGTCCCGAAGCAGCTCGGCGAGCGTACCGCTGCAAGAACCCGGAGCCTGCTACCGAGGCCACAAAGGCCAGAAGCCTCCAGCCGGAATTCGCCAGACGCTCGGCCGCGGCAACCCGGGCCTCCCGGGTTCGAGCATGCGTCATACTGCGAACATCCTCGGCCACGTCCCCCGTGTGCCGCACGGCACCCCGGGCCACGGAGTTAGTGACCGACAGGAACCGGAAGAGGAATTTTCCTACGGGGTGATTCTGTACGGCTCCCTTGCGATGGCGGGCCTCCGGAAGACCTGATATGGTATTGACGCTGTTCTGGAGCACTTTGGCCCGGGTAGCCTCCGTCATAGACCCGCTCGCGATCTCATACACCTGGCTATCCGTCAGCCTGAGATGTCTCTTCAGGAAACGAGCGTCGGCCGGTGTCATCCGCCTATTCTGATTGAGCTTCTGTACCCACAGATCGTACGTTCTGGCCACTATGAACTGGGACCTGCGTTCAGAGAACGCCCCAAGAGTCATAAGGGCTTGTGGGATATCTTTCACGAATACATCATGGAACCAGGTATCCCGGTGGATGGTCCAGTCCCTATGGGAGTCGATAACGGCTCCCAGGGCTTCATACTCTGCCGAAAACTTTCTTGGGTTGGTGAGAATCGTCACGAGCGAATTGCCATAGCCCCGCAGGAAACCGCGAAACCCGACAGCCGGGGCCGTACGGATGGGGTTGAAGATATCCCAGATCGGAGCAAGGCTGAGGACACCGGCGGTGACGGACCGGTCAATAGCTGTTGCCAGTTCGGCAAGACGGCTATCGCCCAGGTCCACCAGGTAATTCTCCATCACTCCCCCCAGGTTCACACGCTGGTAGTTCGACAGCATGCGGTTGAACAGCCGCTCGTCCCTACCCGGGCGGGTAGAGCCGCGAGCTACGTCGCTGCGTAGATTGTCGATCAGGCCGTCCACGTCATTCACGCCCGGCGGAGTGCGGGGCGTGCGGTACACGATTTCGCCGCTGTCCTCGTCGAACGTGCCATACCGCGGCAGGAGCATCCGTTGGGCCGTATCCCACAGGGCTATTCTCCTGGACTGGGATTCCAAGGCCAACATAAAGTGGGCCCTGGGGTCCCGTGTAAGGAGGTTCACCCAGCGATCACCCACACGAAGGGAGACGGGAAGATCATCGAACACCCGGACGTACTCCAGAGAACCGGCCTTCTTCGTGGCACCCGATCTACGCAGGCCAGAAAGCTGCCGTCGCAGCTCGATTGCATCGGTAGAAAGACCCGGGTTTCGATCAGGGTGCTCGATCAGCCATGCGATGAGGGCGTCCCATACCGGGCCCCGTTGGTAGCGAAGGGCCTCCTGCCCATCCCTGGTGTAGGACCGGAAGTACTTCCCACTTTGGGCCCGTTTAAACCTTCTGGCGGCGAAGCTGGTACTGCCATCTTCATTCCGCTTGCGTGCCAACTGCGGGAGTCCAGCATCCTCGGCCGCTTTGCCTGTCACCTCTTGCATGTTGAGATATGCCGCGGCGACGGGCTGTATCTCGGGCGGTACCGACGCCCTATCAAGCCTCTCCGGATGTTCCAGGAGGGTCTTCCAGTTCGTATCACCGTCGTCCTGAAGACTGTTCATCCAGGCCAGGACTTTGTGCCGGGTGGCGGTGTTCATGTCAGCCAACGCATCATCAAACTGCTGGAGCAACCTGCCCCTCATAAGCCGATGTCGAGCTTCGGCCTCGTCGATGAGGGATACTGCGAACTCTCCCGTTTTTGTCCTCTGGAGCGGCCCGCTCTCATCCAGGATGAGGGCCTGAACGCCTCCGGAAAGAACTGCACCCTCCTCGGCCGCCCCCTGGAGGCCGCCCGTTATGACCCGGCCGAAGCCGTCTACGTCCAGGGCCCCGCTCTCGTCCGATAGCAGGGATTTCACGCCGCCCCACAAAATCCCCTGCTTCTCCGCGTCCACGACGATCTCGTTACTGGGGGGTAGATTTCCCAGGGCCGGCTTATCCAACAGCTCTTGGCCCACAGCATAGATGTCCTGGGCGAACGCCCGATGTACTTCTGGCTTCTCGTGGAACGACTTCTCGACGCGGTTCTCGTCGATGTCCGTTTCCAGTTTGGCCTGGGTAACATCGGCCAGTTCCGTCCCGCTGTATACGGCCAGGTTGTAGACATTCACGTGCGATATCACATCAGCATTACGCCGGAGATAGGTAAGCGTACGTCCGTAGCTCTCGGGTGTTTCCTGGGGCAGCCCGATGATGACATTCGGAATGAGGGAGATGCCAGATTCCCTGAGCTTCTCAGTGGCCGAGTCGATGATGGCCGTTGTGGCCGGCTTATGCTGCTTCTTCAAGATGTCGTCGTTGTAGGACTCGACGCCCAGTTCCACGAACCGGACACCGGCTTGCTTCAAGAAGTCCGCGTCCAGTTTCTTCATCTGTGCGGCCGTGGTCTGGATAATAAAGCCGCTGAAATTCGGGTTTTGTGCCTTGAGAACGTCGTACGCCTTGGCCAGGTCTGTGTAGTTGGATGCCTGGCCGAAGGTTTTATCGTTCACATACACCAGCGTATAGTCGAGATCGGAGAACGACTTGAGCTGTCGCTTTACGTCGGCCGGAGGAAGGATACACAGATTCTTCGGGACGACGCAGAAAGCACACTTGTGGAGACATCCCTCCGACAGTGTGAGCCGGGGTTGAACGGCCGTTCCCGCGAAGTGCCGATAGTCGGTCCCCTTCGCAAACTTCCTTCCGGACTGATCCTTCACAAACTCCGCGAGGGTATCGTACGCCACGACGTTCGGAAGGCCCGCGAACTCCGTATTGAAGTCCACATACCCGCCAACGGATATCGGCCCGGCATACCCCTCCGCGACTCTACGCACCAGGCTCTTGTTCACGTCGAGGACGCTAAATGCTACCTGCCCATAGCCGGCCTCGTTCATAAATCGTACAGCTTCATCCACGTCTCGTACCACGTACAAGTCCGTGTTGGGGAGGTTGTAGGCGGCCTGGCCGATCCACTGGGGCAGTTCCCAGAAATCATCGGCTCGCACGTAGCCGCGTCTTTTCGCGTACAGGGCATCCGAATACTGGTCCTGGGCGGACCCCCTACTCTCCGTCTGGAGGAGATCGAACGACCACTGCACCAGCAGCACCCGTTTCGAGTTGGACTTGTCTCGGGTCTGGCGGACCCACACATTGCGATTCGGCCGGTCCAGAGTCTTAGAGCCCTCCTCATATGTAGCGAAGGGGGCTGTGGTCGCCGATCCCGGGGCGTCCTTGGCGACACGAGAAGCTCGCTTGGATGCTTCCTGTGCGGCCCTCTTTGACAGAGTGGTGGTTGTCTGAAGGGATGTTGCAAGTTTCGTGGGTGACACGGCCTTCTCGGTGGGCACCTGCTCGGCAGGAACCGTATCCGCAGGTGCCGCATCCTCTACTGTAACCGGAGTAGGGTCCCCGCTCCGCATGGTGGCCGCCTGGAAGGTCGGAGGGCGTTCAAGGCCCTCTCGGGAAAGAGTCGGCACCGCCTCTGCCGTAGCCTCGTCCATGGAGGACTCGGCCGACTGCAAGAGTCTGTCGAATGATTCTTCCGTCCCAGCCAGCTTCGTAGAGGCACCCCAGACCAGGCCCGGGAGGATCGACCCACTCGGCCCCTCTACCGGCTCCAGACCAGCATCACGGAGACCAGCCTGAAAGTCCGACTTGATCCGGGCTACGACATCGGCCGAGTCTCCTTCGGTCCTCCCTGCGAGGAGTACAAGGGCCTGATCGCCCTCGACCGATGACTGGTCCAGGTTCCACTTAAACCGCCTGGCCGTACTGCGGCGGACGTTGGACTCGACGGCCTTCTGGAAGATTCCCCGGACCCTACCTGCCACCTCGCGGCCAGCGGGACTATGCTCGGCGAAGGGTTCCAGATCGGCAACAGCCAGGCGGACCACGGCCACGGGCCTCCCGGTTCGTTCACTCGATCTGAACATCCGCTTTGTGTCTACATCCGAGAATACTGGTCGCTCAGCGGCCGTCTGAGCCCTCTTCCCCGCTTTGGCGGGTTCTGACCCCCTTTCGGTCTGTTCGTTTAGTCCTGAGCGACCCTGGGCCTCGTCCATCCGTCTCTGGGCGTACTCCAACTGGGCCCGTATCTGGCTCGGGGTGGCGTTGGCTGGCAGGTCCTCCAGTATCAGGCCGAGTTCAGCCTCAGATATACGCTCCTTCGCCCGGATGAACTCGCTCGGACTCATATCCGCCGGCAGGGACTGTGCCTGCTCCTGGAGCCGGCGGCGTACATCCTCTGGGCGGGTTCCCCGGGTGAGGACATCCGCTTGATCGAGGAGGTCTGTCGCCCGCCCGTTCAGAGCGGGGTCCAGCGTATGTCCCGGCCCGGCCAACTGCGGGGGCGTATTGGTCTCTCCGGGCTCGAACGTGGCGGCCCCGGCCAGACCGCCCACAACGGCACCGGCCAAGCCTTCCATGATCGCCCCTTTGATAGCCTCCCAGTCGATGTCGTGAAGGTCAAGGCCCTGTGCAATAGCCGCCTGAGTCATGGCCTGGCTGAACTCGGTCCCACCCTCGGTGAGGGAGGTAATCGCGGCCTTTGCCAGGCGTCCGAAGGTATCGGGCGAATTCTTGGAGAGGAGTTCAAACGGACCCACCCGCTCCAGAACACCGGATACGACGCCGTACGTAATGGCTCCCCCGGCGGCAACCTGGCTCGCGTCTCTCGGGTCCATGCCCTGTTTGGAAGCGAACTCCATGTACTGATCGTACGCTTGCGGGGTCTCCACCGCGAACATGTTGGCCGCTACGGCCGTAGACCCCAGGAACCGGCTCACCAGGCCCTGACGTACGGCAGAGCCGGCTCCAGCGGTGACCGCGAACTGGGGGACTTGCTCGCCTATGATAGAGTAGATATTGAATCCCTCGGGCAGATACGGGATGTTCTCCTTCTTGTTGAAGCCGGCGAAGATATCCTGCACCTGCTCGGACCGCAACAGCTCCGCTTGTCGCTTTGCTCGGTAGGGGTTGCTGGTGGAGACTTCAGCCCCAAGGTCTGACCCATGGATGGCATCGTGAACGGCTTCGCCGATCATGGTTCCGATACGCTTCGGTCCGGTCTGGATGCGGTAGGTCCCGGTAGCCAGACCGCCGGCCAGGGACTTCAGTTCCGTCCACACCGGTACGTACTGGTTTTCCCACTTACCGTCCTTGAAAACCAGCGGCGGCAGTCGGCCCGCCCCCGGGGGCTGGAAGCCGTGGGCGGCGAGCACCCGATGCATGGCACCCATAGCTTCCTGGGTAGACGCATCGGGATATAGTTCTCGGTGCTGTTGCCATACCGCGTTTGCTATCTCGGTCCGCCTTCTAAGATACTCACCCACTGCCCGATTGGGGGCCTCTGTAGTCTCCCACTCACTGAGCTTACGCCGCCGCACAGCTTCTCTGGTGGCGAAGTCCGTATCCTTCAGTAGGGTAGCCGTGGCCACCTCCAGCGGCATGTTACGCAGCTCGGGACGTTGGGAGCGATACGCCTTGGCGAGATCATCCCAGTAGGATACGAGGAAACGGGAAGAAGCCTCCGAGTCCTTACGAAGCTCCTCGGTACGTTTTGCCAACGAGTCCATCCGTCGAACGAAGGCCGCCTGCCGGGTATCCTCGCTATCGAGGACAAAACCCGACGGAAGATCGGGCGGGTCCTCCAGACGGAATCCCGGGGGCAATCCTGGTATGCTCTGGGGTGCTTGGCTCACAGGGGCTCCCACTTTCCGTTGCGGCGAATGAGCCGCTGACCTTGCGGCCCAACCGCCACCTTGCCCTCATACGGATCGGACGAGGGTGCGGCCGAGCCATCAGCGAATGGGTCAATCGTGCCGGCCTTGTACCCGGCTACGATAGTCTTTTCCTTCTCGTTGAGCTGTTGCAGCCCGCTCGTTACCTCATCCAGTCTTGCTCGGAACTGTTCCTCGGAACCGAATCGCTCGGACAGATTCGGGGCCCCCCGCCACTTCTCCAGCTCGTCGAGTTGCTCCTGGAGTTGTCTGCGTTTGTCCTGGATCGGCCGGCGAAGAAGGTTCAATTCCTGGGCCGGAGTGACCCTCCGGGGCTCGTTGGTACGCGGCATGATTGCTTCCCGCACCAACGTATCATTCCCGCTAAGAAGCCCCAGACGGGCCTTCTCGTACGCAGCCGGGTCGATCTCACCCGAGGCCAGGAGGCGATCCAGATGTTCCTGTTGCTGTTGAAGGCCCTGCTGTTGCAGAGCATTCTGGCTCAGGAGTCTCTGCATGGCCGGAGACATCGCCGGCTGTCCGGATATCCCTCGCGAGGACGTAGCAGAGGCCCTCCTGGAGGCCAGAGCATTCTGGAGCCGGAAGGCACGCTCCTCGGCCTCCCTGGCTGCCTGCTGGGCCCTGTCTCCCTGGATAAGACCGAGGAGCTGCTGCACACGTTGCTCCTTCGTGAGCGTACCTTGGGCCAAGCCGGCAACGCGGGCCAGCTCCAATCCAGCAGTTATCGGGCTATATCGTAGCTCTATCGGCATGGTTCCATCCCTACTCGATCCCGAGGTTGGATCGGAGCTGATTATACATCCCCTGCGACACGGCTCCGCCCCTCGGCAGACTTTTGTTGCCGTTCTTCTTCATCCACGCGACGTACTCTTCATACGGCAGCGTGAGCGGATTGAACGCGGCGGCACTCCCCCCTCCAGCCATCTGCTTCGCCATACTGAGAATGTTGGCCTCCGACTCCGAGGGCTGCCCCTCGCCACCATACCCGATCTTCGAGGCCGCGGCGGTGTCGAGGAGCTGTGACATCTCGGGAGAAGAAGTGGCCTCGGGTACCGAAATGGGCTCGGTTGCGGCTGGTCCCGCGGAGACGGTGCCGTGCTCCCCGAGGAAGACGGTGCCGCCACCCTGCATAAAGGAAGCCGGACTGGGGCTCGACGGTACAGCCCCGCTGCCATGGGCCACGGCTCCCGGGCCGGTAACACCGGCCAAAAGCCCGGAAAAATCGGGCGTGGCAACGCCACCCAGGGACTCTCCCTGCGAGGGGGGAAGACCGGCAGACGCCTCGGATTCGGCCTGCCAGCGGCTGAGGACACCGCCGCCCGGCATTGTAGAGGGAAGTCGAACGGTAGACTTCTCCGCGGCCTTTTCAGACGCCGCCGCGGACTGGATCAGGGCGGCGAATTGTCCGAGGTCGGGGCCGGTGTCCCGCCGGCTGCTAAGGATACCGGCCTTCATCTGTCCTAGTGCAAGCTGGATGTTCGCGAGGTTTCCCAGGGCCGAAGCCTTCTGAGCTGCCAGGCCCTCTTCGGCCGATTGCAGGGCCTTCTCTTCCTCGGCGGCTATTCCGCGTCTGGTGGTCTCGCGTATGGTGGTGTTCCCGAGGCCCCTGCTCGTCAGGTCCTGTTCGGAAGACGCCCTGGCCCGAGCGGCCTGTTCCCCGATCCGAGCACGGGCCGTCTCTCCCAGTTTGTCCAAGTGCGACATGATCTGTCCGTAGGTCCCCGCCATGCCCACCTGCTTCCGTAGCTTGCCCACCGTTTCCAGCAGCTTCTGATAACGCTTGGCGTTGGCTGCGTTGGCCTTCGCCTGCTCGGCGGCGATCTGCTTCTGTATGGCGGCGTAGTCAACCGGCATGGAGAATCTCCTTCAGGGCCAACGGGTCGAGGGTAGAACCATTCACCGATATCACAGTGGGGTCCTCCGCGATCTGCACCCCGGCCATGGCAACTTTAGTCTCATGGCGAGCCACTTGGCGTATAACCCACAGCCGGATACACTCTTTTGCCCAGTCTCCGCTGGATACAAGCGGCGTCCCGTTCATGTTCGTCGGACGGGGATAGAGGCCCTCCAGAGCCGCAACTACCCGGCCCACCGCCGCGTCTGGAACTGTAAACGTAACCTCCATCACCCATCTCCTAGTTGAAATGAAGAATGCAGCGAGCTAGCACATGGGTACCGGCTCCACCGGCCGATACCGTTTCCGTGCAGTGGCCTATTTCGTCAAAGTGGCTGTCATGCTCTGGGATTCCGCCTCCCGGCGGAGCGGAAAGAGTAGCATCCGCGTACCCGGCTTCCGTCGTAGACGTACGTACCCAGTTACCGTGGGTGGAGCCCGTATTCGTCTCCAGAGCCACATCCGCTATGCCCGCTATGACCACCCAGGCTTCGCTTCCGTTACTCACCCCGGTATCTAGGAATACCCCGATGCAATCATCCCCATCCGCCGCTGTATAATCCACAGCGTCGTCGTACGAGGTGGACGTACGAACGAGTCTTCCTGCCACACTTGAACCGCCAGTACGGTTCGTGAGCTTCACGGCGTATCCGCCTATCGGGGTCATTCTGCATTTCCCGCCGCCGCCCGTCACAGTACCAGTAGTAGTGAGGTCCCCCGCATTAAAATCGAACCCGCCCACGGCATATAGGTCCAGATTGGACCCGGTATACTGAATGTAGCTGTCCGTGGCCCCAGCCGCCCCCCAAAAGACTTTCGCGTTGTCCAGAGCCGCCCCCCGGTCCCCGTTCCCATACACGACGAACTTTTCGTTCGAGTAGCCGTTGTGAACCCCAAGCACTTTGGCCGTAGCCGCCAGAGTCGTACGATTATTGCTCCCGTTGTGGCGGTAGCCAACCAGTACGATACAGGGGGTAGTCGGGCTAGTGCCGCCGTGGTAGCCAAGTAGGCCGATGGGGATACCATTGTTCACCCCGCTCTCAGTGAAGCCAGAGAGCTGCATTCCGCCGGTCACCCCAGACCACGGACCCCATCGGGCCAGTTCATGTGCCCCCAGGGTTGGGCTAAACCCTGTGGCTGAGTAGTTTGGAGTGCTCATATCCGGATCGCTGATGCGGAACAGCGGGTTTGTGCCCGGGGCGGTAGTCTGGGATTGAATCTCTTCGCCCACTATCGTCTGTATCGTAGCGGTGGATGTCGGCCCCGCTAGGTCGCCGGACAGGAAAACGTCGTTAGCAAAGGCAACGGTTCCTACCACCGGATCGCCTATGGACCCGCTGCTGAGGGCCAGGGTACCGGCGTAAACTATAGGCCCTGATACTGAAGTGGAGGCCGACACCGTACCAAACGATCCACCACCAGTGGTATCAAGATCGTGTGATCCAAGGTCCACATCGCCCGTAGCCCCGTCATAGGGCACAAACAGATCGTTGAAATAAGAGCCATCCACAGCAAGCTCTCTATCGCCCGTGTCCAGAGCCAGTCCTTCTCCGATGGTACACCACTGCATGGAGCCCTCCGACGTATCGTAGTACAGAAGCGACTCTTCTGACGGACTGTCGGTAAGCTCCTCCAGGTCATGCCAAGACCACGTTAGGCTTCCTTCGGATATACTAAGGGTGGCTGTGTCCACAGACAGCCAGTCCGTGTACTCGGAATCATTGTTCCAGTACATGATCCTGTCGTCGCCCGGGTCTGTTAGAGACTCCAGGCCGAGGAGAGACCACGTAAGCCCGGAACCGCCCGCATAAAGAGGGGCGTTAGCATCCACGTACAGACCGTCGGAGTCCAGACCAAGCCCTCCAGCCGCCCCCAGTTTGATCCGGAGATAATAGGTCCCCACGGACAGGAAGGTCTCCAGCCCGGACGTGGAAGTGAGCGATACGGCCAGCCCATCGGCCGTTCTTACTATGCCGCCGTCGGCATCTACCTTAGCCTGTAGGGCCCCACCGTCGAATTCCAGAGCAGGGACAGTAGAAAGACTTATAGTGATCTGCCCGTCAACGAGCGTCAGGCCATCGGACAGAAGTTTCTCCCACTGGGAGCCCCGCATCTTGGCCATGGCTCGCCGGGTGCGTTGATCCGCCTGCGGCAGTCGGTTGATATCGTGGAACCCGGCGTTGGGCATCAGAGCCTCCCGTGACGAGTCTTTCCGCTGGCCTCCAGGATGGCGGCCATAGACTCCATTGACCACGTTCCAGAGGTCGTTCCGTCCCGCTCCAGACGCACGCGGAAAGCATTACCGTTTACACGCTGTCTAACCGACGTGTTTCTCCCGGCCGTAATGGTCTTTTTGAAGCTGGGAGTAGAACTCTCCACGACTGATTGGGGCGTGGACGCCGCGAAGACGGAGAGGGCGACTGGCCCCGAGTCCTGCCCGAATATGGGTACGATCTCGATGAGCCTGGAGTTTGCCAGCGGCCCATGAGGCGTGAGGGTAGTGAAGTCCACGTAGCTCTGAATGGGGGTGCCATCATCGTCCGACGAATCGCCGCTGAACTTTCGGATATAGGAGTCGAACCCACCGAGCAACACTGCACGGTCCGTGGGCGAGGCACTATCCCACACGGAAACGCATACCGGCCCAATCGTCGCCGGGAACTCATCCTTCCAGAAACTGTCTGTACGCCTATCCCATACGTAGTGCTCTGGCTGGGAGCCGCTATCGGGCTCCGTGAGGGGGCACACAAAAATGTGGCAAGCCTGGCGGTCCCGGTCCCACAGCAGGCGGACTACCTTATCCGTCGGGTCAATGGAAGCCAGGGTGGAATCCAACCGCCCGTTGCTGATGGGCTCTGGTTGACCCCCGGGGATCATCCGCCAGAATTTCCCCACCCCAAAGAAATACAGAACCCCGGTTTCATCCCAGGTGAAGGCATCGGGGCCCAGGATTCCAGTCTGGTAGCTTATGTTGTCCATGACCCCGCCAGCCGCGGGATCGCCGCGGAGCATCCACAGGGTGTGATCCCCGCCAAAAACGCACAGATCGTCACTGTATGGGATGATCGCGGTAATAACGTCCCCGAGTTCGCCGGCGTCAGAATTGTTCCCGGCCACTGCCTGGGTGTCGGTGACCGTATCGGGTGAGTAATTCCAGTCATTGGGGTTGCCGACGGCGGACATGTACCAGTTGTAGGGGCTCTCCACAAGTCCAGCGAGGACAATACGCCCGCGGTACCGGGCAATGATGCGACAGGCCGCGGTGGCGTCGGACGATCCAACCGGAAGGCCGTCGCCCTCGTCGTCCTCCCAGGTTTCCACACTGCTGTCTGACGAGTCATAGACGAGATACCCGGAAGAGTGCCCATTGCAGAAGTACGTCTTACCGAAGGCCGATACCATACGGACTGTACGGCCGGGGGGGAGGACATCCTCCCCGTCAGTAGCCAGAGACAGTCCATCGCTATCGCCATGATAGATGTCCCCGCCGCATACGGCAATCAGCTCCCGGGAGGCCAGCCTCCCGGTGTATATCTGCTGGCTGACCTGGAAGGAATATACCCTCACTACGCTGTAGTTGCGGACGAGGAAGCCCACATACTGATTGGTCCCGAGTTCGGACGATGTTACGGTGAACTGATGAACGTCATCCAGATACACCGCGATAGTAGCTCCATCATCCACGACTTTCAGATCGTGTATCATCCCATCGGGAACCCAGGCGGCTTGAGTGTCGCCCCCGGGAAGCCGGCAGACCAGCCGGCTGTTGCTCGGATCGAGGTACACGGCCCCAAAATCCCCCGATGAAATCGTACCCGAAGCGGCAGAGGCCCGGATAACAACGCCGGAGAAATCCTGATTGGGGGGAGTGCTGACACCGGCCAGAACACGAGCTTCTATCACTATCTGGGAACCATCCCGTACCACCGGGCCCTTCCAGAGGATGGCGTTATCATTCAGAGCCCCCGTCTCCCCGGGATCGGGTGCGTAGTACCCTCCGGTCACTGCGTAGTAGTCATGCTCGTTCATCGAAGCAGACATCAGATCGGTGTTGTTGAAGTAGTATGACTGAAACGAACTTGGGTCCAGGTCGTCCTCCAGGTCCTCGTACAGTAGCAAGGCCGCGGATACAACCTCGCCCGCATCTGCCGGGATGGACACATCCCCCAGGGCCTGTACCGCATTCCCCGTGTTGACAGCATCGTCCAGCCACTTGTCCAGACCTGGACGCTGCCCTCCCCGCAGACGCTTGTAAACATCGAATGGGCGTACGTTAAGGGCATCGGGCGACGTACCCGGAGGTTGTCGCCCGAATGCCCATCCCTCGTCCAATCCCTTGAGAGGGAAAGGAAGATCGACCGAAGTTCTCGCACCGGCCATGCTGGCCACCCTAGTCGTTCGTGACTTGGAACGTCACACTGCTGCGTTCGTCCTCGTTGAAGGAGGCGAGGTCCGAGTTGTACCGGAGGCTCACGCCGTAAACCTTGGCGACACCGGAGCCGTCTCTCTGGGCGTCGATGCCGATGTGCAGAACGTCGCCGACCTTGAGCCCGAGGCCAGACAGATCGAAGACGTACTGCTCCACCGTAGCGGCGACACCCTGGGCATCGCTCGTAACGCTGGACGAGATGTCCTCCGGAGCCGCGGCTCCGGGGCGGATCAGGTACACGTCATCAAGGTTGAGCGTGATGGCGTTGGTGCTGCCGTCGCCCGTAGTCAGTTCTGCCGTCACGACGATGGACAGCCCGTCCTTCGACTCGTCGTAGTCCGACGGCACCTGAAACGGCGTGGTAAGGCTCTCGTTGTTCGCGTCGAGCTGGATCGAAATAACGCCGCTGGACAGGGCTGCGGCACTGGCCCCATCGGCAACGACGGACGAAAGGGGGATGACCTTCTCCCTGACAAAGCCATCTCCCGTCTTCAGGGAGGAAACTCGCTTGAGGAAATTCACTTCGTTCATGGTACTCTCCGTTAAGGGGTGTCGTAGGTCACAGTCGGCCTACGCTGGTACGTTCGGAAATTCCACGGCGTCAGGTTAACACGCCCGCTGCCGCCCAGACTCCCAATCTTTCGTGGTGCCGAACCGCTGTCATTACGGTAGCAGTTCGGGAGGGCCTTCTTCTGGTAATACTCGGTAAGGCCCGCCACCAGGTCCTCGCCATCCCGCTCGGCCACAGCCTTACAAGCGGCTATCACCCCCTCATCGTGGATGAATCCGAAGGGGTGAAGATCGTCGAGGTCTTCGAGAACGTCGAATCTGGCCTCGTAGGGGAACTCCACCTGCTCGACACTGTTCGGCGGGGGGTAAACCATTAGCTCCCATCTCCGGCTATTGCCGGATACTCTGCGGACGGCGGCCTCACACGGATCGCCAGAGTCAGACAGGACGACGGACCGGAGCCTGCGTATGTGCGTCGGAGACGCCCACTCCATGGTAACGCCGTTGTTTGAGCCGCCCACATAGGTAATGGTCCCCATGGGGCTTCCGGAGAAGTAGAGCGGAATGGTATAGTTGCCGTTTGCCTCGATTGAGAATGTGGAACTCCCGGACCAGGCCACGTTGCCTCGCAACCGAAGGACTGTCGCCGAGTCCACGCGATAGATGGGGAAGTCATCGGCCGAAGTGACGGACAGGGTTTTGCCCTCCATGGAAGCATAGAAGGCGTCTTCGCTGCTGGTCACGGACGTGGTGTTCGACGCCGGATCGTAGCTCGACGTTGCCGTAACGTCGGAATCAACCGCCACGGATGGCCACAGGTCGATAGTAGCCATGACCCGGGCCGTCCGCCATCCGCCGGAGGGGGCGTCATGCTGGAACATACGCATGCCGTCCTCGACGATCCGCTTGCAGCGGTCCAGGTCATACGTATCAACGGGCACCTGAGCAGCCTCGTCACCATCGGCACCGTAGTACGATACTCCGAGCTGTTCAGCCACCCGTATGAGGATGTCCCGGTAGGTCAGGACCGATGTGGGCTCATCTGTCACTTTCCGCCCTTTCGGAACGCTTTCTTCAGTCCGCGTCGAACTCGCCGATGGAGGGGGCTATGCCCCTCGACGCCCTTAATCTTCCCCGCATGCTTGCTGGCGTAGAAGACTTGCTCGCCCTTCTTGTCGCCGTACTCCTTCTTCATGGCGGCGAGAATGCGTTTGCCTTTTGCTGTGAGCGGCATCGTTCACCTCGGACAAACAGCACAGCAGGGAGGCCGATAACGGCTCTCCCGGCTGTGCTGTAGATCGTACTCTGTCCTGCGGTCAGGGGGAAATCATCAGCATGACGAACGGGGGCCCGCCAGAGCCCGCAGTATCCTTCTGCATGATGTACCCCGCCACCTGGAAACCGGTCTCCAGCGTGACGCCGGTGGCCCCCGGTCCGTTGATTGAGCCGTCGCCGACGAAGACGACGAGACGCTCGTTTGCCACTCCCTGGCTCGTCCAGGCACCGCCGGGCGTCAGCCAGATGGGACCCCAGGTCTGGCCCCAGAAGTAGGTACTGGCCGCGGCCACGTTGGTAATCGGCACACAGACATTCATCGCCAGTCCTGCGGTGTTCCCCTGCTTGAGGTGGCCGTAGGGGTTCAGCAGAACCTCGATGTACGTGGTGGCCGCCGTGATCGCGGTGGTGATACCGCCGTCCAGCGTGAGGTACGTGGACCCGCCACCCGAGGCGACAGCGGTGTTGCCCACGATGTAGCGGGTCTGAGCGGTCCCAGACCCCTCGTGCCCGAACACGACGTACGCACCCCGGAGTTCATCCTCGGCGATGGCCCCGTCCTCGGCGTACCCGTCGCCCGAGGCAATCGTCACCTTCAGAATGTTGCTCCCGACGGCACCGGTAGCGGGGCTGGTCTGAACCGGGGCCGAACCGGCGATGTTCACCACCGCGTCGTTGTAGGCCCCCAGGCCGGCGGGGAGAGCCCCGGCCGACTTGCAGTATCGGAAGACTCGGCCGTCGGGGAGGACCACGCGGTCTCCGATGGCCCACTTCCGGTCCTTAACGAGCGAGGTCTTGTAGATGAAGTCCCAGTTTGGCGTGTCGCCGAAGCGAACCTGGCCAGATCGGGGGAAATACTCAGCAGTCGTAACGCCCTTTGCCATGATTGATTCTCCAGTCTACGTTAGCTGGTGATCGCCTTGTGGATCACGAAGCCGGCGGTTCGCCGATTGACGCAGAGGTTGTTGTGGGAGCCGTCGAGGTAGACCGTAACGGTCGTGTGCTGCGACCGGTCGATCATCGGCTTGGACTCCTCCATCCAGTACCCCTCCTGGACGAACGGAACGATCTTGCTCCAGTCCACGGTGTAGATCGGATCGTAGTCCGCATCATCCAGTTGCGGGATGTAGACGACGGGGCGACGATTGAAGAAGGTGGTGCCCTCAACGTCGATCAGAGCCTTCCCGGCCAGGTCCTTCGGCGTGCTGCTGTCATCCCGCTTGTCAGACATGTCCATAAGCTCGACGGCAACGTCCGAGTTCACGTAGATGCGAACGTTACCGCGACCGTCGTTGCCAGGCGACTTGATGAAGGCCGGGGGCCGGAACCTGGTGAGGAGGAACGCCTTGCGAAGCGTGCGGAGCAGCTTGTTGTCCACCGCTGTGTAGATGTCGGCGTAGTTCCGCCACTTGCTCTCGTCGTTCGCGTCGATGCCGGCACAGGCCGTGCCCGTGGTCCCGTCCTCGTAGCGGATCGTCTTTCCGACAAACCCGCCGGTCGTGGAATCGGTATCGACCATGTTGAGGTAGTACGGAATCCCGTACGGATAGAGCTTGTCAGTGGCCGACGTGGGGGTCTTCCAGCCCCGGTCCTCCAGGAGGTTCGCCCAGCCCCAGAGCCGCTCCATGCGGCGGGTCTCCAGCAGGTCGATGAAACCCTTCGTGGAGTTGCGGTTCCGCATGATCTCCAGAACATCCCACGAATAGTTCGTGCCGAGCTGGCACCACGGCACCGAGATGTCGTGGATGACGTTCTGCACCGTCGGGCTGTCCGTATCGAACAGACGGCGATACTGGGCGGCACCCGTCTCGTCCAGGACGACGCGGCGGTCAATGGAAGTCCCGCCATCCACGCGGCGACGGTCCCGCTGGTAGATGCGGCAGAACTCGTAGTCCACGTGGTCCCACATCACCTCGAACTGCCCATCGGGCAGATCGGGGAGCGTGGTCTGAATCAGGTCAAGAAGTGCGTCATAGTCAACGCCCATGGTTCATTCTCCATAGAGTTATTGGAACAGCCTTTTGAGGCCATCGCTGACCCGCTGCTCCAGTTCATGTCTGGTGTCAGAAGAGGACTTCCCATTCTTGCCGGTATGCGTGGGGCGGAGGGAAACACCGGAAGCCCGCTTCTTCGCGGAGGCCCGAACTTCCTTCCTCGCCGCCTGCATATTGAACTCCCCGGCCACGACATCGTGACCGGCCCGGAGGGCCTCCTCCACTGAGATAAGTTCCACGGCCGGGTTCTGGCCGTGTTGGGCCTGGTTGCCAGTCAAGAGTGCGTCGGCCAGCTCAAGGACCTTGTTGCGAGTGGCGACTTGCTCTTCCGTTGGGCTATCCGTCCCATAGAACTCGGCGTAGCCCGACATCTCGGACGAGCCGAAAAACCCGTCGATCTGACGGACCAGTGCCTCCCGTTCCGACTTCTCCGCCGCCCGCATGCCCGACTCCACAGCCGGCATGACATCATTCAGCCGGCCGATGACTGCGTTGATGGGCTCGATCAGCTTGGAGATGACTTCCGAGTTCCCGAACTCCTCCACGAGGTCCTCGGGGTCGATAAGCTCCATGTGGGAGAAGGGGGACGCCGGTGACTTTCCCTCAGACTCCTTCTGGGGGCTGTCAGACTTCTTCCCCACCTCGGCCTTGATCTTCCGACCGAGATCGGCGAAACGAGAGATTTCAGCCACCCGATCCTGATGAAGACGGGCGGCGATCTGGAGAAAGGCATCCGGACTCCGACGGTAATGCCCGTCGATCTCATCGTCCGTCCACCCCTTCGACTTCAGTGACCGCCGATAGGCCGCGGGAAGGGTAGGCGGCTCGTCGCCGGCTGCTTCCTCGCCCTCGCCGTCCACAGGGTCTGCGGACTTGTTCTCGGGTTCGCCGGAGTCATCATCCGCGGGTTCCCCGGGATCATCGTCCACAGGGTCCACGGACTTGTTCTCAGGCTCCCCGGGATCATCGTCCACGGGTTCCCCGGGATCGTCGTCCACGGGTTCGCCGGGGTCACCCCCGTCGTACTCCAGGTTGAACTTACGGAGACGCTCTTCGGTAGAAGCTTCGAGCTTCTCCCTACCGGTTTCGACCGATTCGTCGTCCGCGTGGTCCTCATCGAGGGACACATTCTCTTGGAGGGTCATACTCTTTCCTTTCTCGGCAAACTGCCCGCGAGAGCGGGGGTAGGATGCCATTCTCAGTATACCACACTACGAGGGATTGGACAAGGGGATTCAGTTACGCTCCTCAAAGCCAACCGCTTTGAGGATCGCCAGTTTCTCCTGGCGATTGTGGGCGATGGGGACGAGATCGGACGTAAACTCCAAGTCGGGGAGTTTCTCCCGCATATCCCGCAACTGGTCAGGGCTCTCGGGGGCCACGGAAAACATCTCGATTGGCTGATGGAATGCCTGGTCCACAGTCGGCATCTTCCCATACCGCCGGAAAGTTTCGCTTGAGCCACACCGTTCGCACGCCTGCCCCTCTCGGGGGCGTTCGTGAACCTGGCACAGCGTCTCGGCCAGATGGCCACAAGTGTCGCACTGGATGACGTATCTGGGCATGAATCAGGACTCCTTGGATGGCTTGGAGGTAGGGCTCTTCTTGGACGCCTTCTCCTCCGCCGCCCGCCTCTCCTTGAGCTGTTTCATGTATTCCTCCGCCGCCTGCTTGTAGGTGTCCGCGGCCTTCTTGTTCCCAGAGGCCGCCGCCTTCTTCGACAGTAACCGGAGATCGGCGACCTTCAGCTCCAACTGACGAAGGGAATAGGTCGTCCGAAGAGCCCGGCTCAGCTTGGGCTGTACTTTGGCCTCCAGGGCCCGCCTCTCGTCCTCCTTGGCTTTTCGTTCCCTCTTGGTCTTGTCGCTCATGGATTCCAGATCACGCTGAAGAGACGGACGCCCACGGGTCCCTTCGTACCCGCTGGCTTTGTACTGGGGATATGGCATGATTCACCTCCTACATCATCTGTCGGATGGGGAGAGCGGCCTGGCCTTCGGCCGATCCCTCCTGCTGGGAGCTGTTTATTTCCTGTGTTGGGGTTCGGACCGCTGGGATGTTCGAGGGCTGCCCGTTCTGTCTGATGGAGCCCATGTTCCCCGCCCCCGCGGCGACAAGACCCTTCGAGGAATCGAACGCCGGCATGCGATTCATCATAGAAATCATGTGCATCTGGAACTCGGGGTCGTACAGAACCTCATCCATCCAGTCGATATCAAGCTCCTTGGCGATACGCTGGATGAACTTCGGGAACGAGAAGGGTACGCCCATCTGCATGAGCGTAACGGCCGCTGTAGCCGCCGCGGGGACGAACTTCACGGAGAACTCCATGATCTTATTCGCCCGCAGATGCGGGTCCATACGTGACATGGACTTGGGCTGAATCTCGAACATGAATGACAGGAAGTCTCCCCGACGGGCCTCGGGCGTAAGGATGACCTGCTCGTCCGTGTAGCCCGCCGGCCGAAGGAGGGCTATGCGACCGTCGGGCTGAATGGCCGTTTGCATCGGCTGATACTTACGCCGTATCAGGGGAATCTCGATCAGTGGGTCCGTGTGGAGGTACCACGCCCGCTTTGCAGCCTCCTCCGCCACCGCGGCATAGAGCTGGTCCTTATCGTCGTTGACCTGCACGGCCTGGTTGGCCTGAAGGATCGACGCTTGGGTTGCGGTCGCGGAATCCTCCCGTATCCCCCCGAGGGCCTCCACGTTCCCGCTCATCGTGTTGAACCACAGCATGAGCTGTTGCAGATGAGCCTCGTTGGAGGCCCGCTGGCCCCCGAAGGAAAACATCTTAACGGAGTCCGGATGGCTCATACGCACGGCGTCGAGATTGGCAGCGTCCACGATCTCCTGGGCATCATCCGCTGCCGCCGGCGAGTAGCCCAGAACATCTTTCTGGGCGACCGCCTGATCTACGATCTTCTTCGCCATCTGATCGGCCAGAACCGCGAGATCGTGCCAGATTCCCACCGTGGAGACGGGAATGGGGTTGTTCGGTACGGGGGGAGAGAACGACAGGTATGTGTAGGGACCGGTATCCGGGCCGTAGAAATCAACCACCCGGAGCCAATCCTTCACCTTCGTGCCGTCCGCCGGCAGCGTGACGAGGGCCTTAGCGGAGGGAATCCAGAGTTCCAGCAGCTCGATCTTGTCCTCCAGTCCATCCTTGTCGTCCTGTGGGACACTACTACGCGAGAGGTCCCGCGTGCTGCCTTCCTGCCTACGGTCGCTGGGCCTCCCCATCTTTTCGATCACATCGTTTGGGAAGAGTCCGGAGTCCAGGGCCATAGAGCGACTGACACACACCTTGTTCCCAACGAATGTCGGGCCGTCGAGACTCCTCGTCTCGGAGTCGATCACCCAGTCCTCGAAATCCACGGGCTCCGTGTAGATTTCTCCAAGGTCGAGCGAGCCGTTCGGGCCGAGAGAGACGTTCGAGGACGATGTGCAGATGCCCGTCTTAACAATGCCCAAGCAGAACAGGGCGTCAACGATCCACCTACGGTATACCGTAGTGAGCTTATTGATCTTAGCCTGCTTATCAAGGGCGAGCCCGAGCAACTCACCATATGGACGATACGCCGCGTAGTCCGACTTCACGATGTGCTTCGGCCACGTCATAACCATCGTCGGAACGAGAACTCGAATGGCGTTGAATATCAGATTGAGGGGGTGAATTCCCACTTCGCCGTGGGACTTGTCATAATACTGGCCCACAAAGGTCTTGATGAACATAAGACGGGCACTGCGAAAGTTCCGGAGTCGCTTGAATCCGGCCTCCACCTGCCGTTGCACGGACTGAATCGTGATCTCACTCGGCATAGCTATTCTCCCACCGGAAGTCAAACTTCATCTTTCCCCGCCTGGATTTCCTCTCTCGTGTCCTTTTCAGGGCCTGTCTCTTCCTCCACCCCACCGAACCGGGTGGATATGCCTCTTCGCGAGACTTCGAGGTGCGGCCCGCTCGGCTGTTTGACAGCACCAGTGCCCCAAGACCATCTGATATGACTCGATCTCCGTGGGTCTTCTGGGCTTGCTCGCTCTCTTCCTGCAAACTAGCGGGCCCGATCCCGCCCCCGTCGTAATACACGTACTCCAGAGCCTCGTCCAGGGCCATGTCAGAATGGTTGACTACGTGGCCGTGGGCATAGGCTCGACGGAGTATACCCAGCATTTCTTCCTTCTTGTCTCTGGTGGAGTGCCAACCGTACCGCTTACTCACCTTCTCCGTCACTGATCCGGACTGTACGTCCCGGTAGAAGTTGGGGTAGAGATAGGTCTTGACCACAATCCGTCCAAAGTCCCATCCCGGGCCGTTCGCTTCCCAGATCATAAGAGGGAGGTTTCCGTTGCGGGCCCCACCGACCCACAGGGCCGACGCCACCATCACTTTCGCGAACTCATACGGCGGCACAGTGGCATCAGCATATTCCCCCACCTTCTCCCGGGTATCCTCGCAGAAGAGGGAACAGGTAGAATTCGAGGCCCCCTGCCCCTTGCTGATATCCATGGCCATGACGTAACTTTTCGTCTGGTCGAGTCGCCCACCCACCAGGGGACACCATATCTTCCAGGAGCCGTTTCTCTTCCTGCACGCCGAAACTTTTTCTCGGTTCTTCCGCCCAACCGCTTTTCGGATTGAGTCGTCCGACACCCCGGGACCGAAGGTTATGTCGTACCGGTACCGCTCCGGCTTCGCAAACAGCCGCCGGTGCAGTTCCACGACTTGCGGCTCGAAGAACAGCTCGCCAGAGCCGATATGGTCCATGTCAATCTCTATGGCCATCTCCCGCGGCGACCGTACTTTCTCCTGGGCGTCGTACCACGGAGATCGAATCTTGGATTGACCCGTAGAGTCGTCCTTGTCGAGGTATCGGCCGCACCCCTTCTCCGGATGCTCCCACCATGGCAAGACGAATACCCGTACCTGCCCGGACTTCCTCCACTTGCTGAAGCTTGTTCCCGCCCCATTCGGGGTCGAGCATGCGAATCGGGTGGCGGTCACATCCTTCGTAGACCGCTTAATGGATTCCCCCTCGCTCATCTTGGCCATCTCGTCCAGCAGGATAGCCGTCCTACGGTCAGACGAGCCAGCCGATGCGTTAGAACTCTCCCCGTCAATTCTGGATCGGGTGAGGAGGTTTGTCATGTGCATCCGTTTACGATCAATGGCCCCCGGGTGAATCATCCACCGTGGGAGCCACCTGTTGATGTAGTCGTGCTTTCCAAAGAGAGTGCCCGGGTCCGATCCCGCCTCTCCGGCCCGGCCCAGGGTGTCCACGCAGTCTTCCTTCCTGCTGATCTCCAGGAAAGACCTATCGTCGAGGAACAGCCACTCGTGGTGGAACACAACGATGTGGTCCCACGTAGCCCCCATATCTCGGGACTTATCCGTGAGGAGGTCCTCCCCCTGCTCAATAGACCCCTTCAGATCGAGTATGTGCTTGTCTTGAATCTCCCAGGTGATAAAGGGCACATGGGATTCTTCAGACCGGCACTGTCGAACTTTCCCGTTGTCATCTACCCGAAACAAACGATAGGTGAATACAAACGCATTCACCCAGAACAGAATGGACTGGCTACAGGCAGTGTAGAGAGCCCGCTGGACCCACTGGTTTTCCTCGGCCGACGCGAGAAGCTTAGCCCTCCAGGCAAGATTCTCAGTCGTCGTCTTCGGGACCTTCAGGCCCGTTATCGGGCATGTCCACACCCTCCGATTGCTCGGAAAGGGAGAGGGCAGAGTCGGCAAGTTTGTTGAGGCGGGCTCGGGCAAGGTCACTTACCTTCTCCGCAGCGGTGGCGGTTTCAGCCTCATCGGGCTTCGCCATCGGGCTCTTGCCCTCTCGGCGTTCCACAATGAACATCATCATCTGCTTGTCAGGCTTGTGCTTGACGAGTCGGTCCGGGTTGTCCGGGTCCTTTTCTTCCCACCCTAGGGCCATACGGAACATCATCCGGGCGAGCTGCTCGTCCTTCGTGATAATCTCGCCTTCCTCGTCGATGGTGAACGCTTCTGCCCCGATATCATGGAGCCAATCGACGAGCTTACGAGTAGCCCGGCTGATTTTCCGCTGGCGTTTCTTCACGTCTCACTCACGACTTGACGATGAATCCCTGTATGATGCACGAGTTCTTGTCCGACCCACCGCCGGCGAACTTGGGAACAACACCGAGCGGACACCGGTAGGGCGAACTGAACGACATCACCACAGTGTCCTTCGCGTCCAGATTCCCGGCGAAAATGTACTTCCCCGCGGCGGCGGCATCGGCCACCAGGAAGATGTCTCCCCCGCTCTCCGAGGTAATCATCACGTCGGTGACATAGATGGCCTCGTCGTCCGCGAGCGTCCTGGTGTCCGTCTCTCCGTCATCGAAGATGGACAGGGCAGTGAGGGTGGAGGCATCGCCATCGACGATCCTCTCCCCATGGATGGGGTCACCTCGAAGCATTGCGAACCTCCTTTTCCAGGAGGGCGGCGAGCCTGTCCCCGGGCTCCAAGAGGCCCGAGGAGGGCACGGGAACCGGCCCCCACCCCCGGAACCCCACGAGGACGCCGACGACGGCCCCGTACTGGTCGGTCACCGGACCTCCGGACATGCCAGGAAAAGTCCCGCCATTGTATTCGACATAGCCGTTGATATTCAGGCAGGAAATCCAGCCGTGCATCTCCGCCAGGTATCTCTTACTACCCGTTTGCCCGGGGAACCCCCAAGCGGTGACGCTCTGTCCCCGGTATACATCTCCGATTCGCAGAAGCCTCACCTTGTACTTCGCCCGGTGCCGCAGCAGGGCGAGGTCGTGGTCGCCCGAGATGGCCACCACTTCCGACAGCGTATCGTTCACGAGGGGCTGGCTCAGCACCATTTCGGCGACGTGCCTGGCGGTGGCAACATACGCCCAGTCGTCCTTCTGAGCGACGTAGAAACCGGTTCCGAGGTAGGGGCTATTGACCGTGCCGACGGAGACCACACAGTCATCCGGGTGCCTGGCCGTGTAGGCCGCCCTTCCCCGATCCATGTTGGGGAGCCCCACGCTGCAAACCAACAGTCCGAAGATCGCCACGATAGACATCACAACCATCAAAACGGCGGATCGAGTCATCTCATTTCTCCCTGGATCAGGACAGCAGGATCAATCGGATCGTCGCGTCGCCCTGGCCATCGGCCTCGTCTCGGAGGGCCGTAATCTGAACCACTGCATCGTAGTCGGTACCGTCCACGAGGGCGGAGCCGTCGATTCGGCTGGCCGTGTCGTGGCCCGCCATGTCATCGTGCGTGAGAAGGTGCCATATCCCGCCCTGAATCTTCATCAGGACGTATTCATCGGCGTCCGTCAGAAACTCCAGGAACACGTCGGCGTCCGAGTACACCAGGGCCGCTTCGTACGTGTCGGTCCCCCCATCCTGGGCCCACAGAACCTCAGACCCATAATCATCCTCCACGATGGCCGTCACGTCGTACTTCAGGCCATTCGTGATGGAGACTTCCTTTGGAGTGCTGATATCCCCCAGGTAGAGCGTCTCTCCAGCAGCACCGTTGAAAATGATACGCTGGATGAACTGGAGCGTGTAGCTCATTTCTTCGCCTCGTTCAGAAGGTTAACCCACTTCGAGGAGCGGGACTGTTTCGTTGCACGGAATCCGCTGTTCAGAAACATCCGAACCGAGGGCATGTTGTCCGCCGCCGCGTATGTCCGCACTCGCTTCCGCAGGCCGTTTACACGACGAAACGCCCGCACCAGAGATCGGACCATTCTGGCCCCGAGCCCCCGGCCGCGGTAGTTCTCATCCACTGCCACCCGCTCGATGAATCCATTTCGTTCGATGATGTTGGCGAACCCGATCAACCTGAAGTCCACGCCATCTCCATCGAGTGCCAGGATCATTCGTCCGCTCAGCGTGCCGGGCTCATCGTCCGGGAAGCACTTCGCCTCCAGGGCCCGAATCTCCGGCATCATGCTTCGTCTGTCGGTTTCCTTCATCTGGCGAACGTAGATCACCGAAGGCCCGCTCCCAGTTCCTGTCAAACGTATCTCGCGTGCAGTACCGACCGTCTCTTGGCCGCCTCTTGTCGCCCTTTCCGGCCATGGATCACCTATGGGCAGATGCCCGCGGGCTTCGGAAGAACTCGCCGGCCGGAGGCCCAAGTCGTAGCCAGTCCGTTCTTCCGAAGCCCGCGGGCAAGTCTCTATTGTACCCTGAATCGGGCGGGATGTCCACCCGTTTCACATCGTCAGGGCCAAGTTCGCCACAGCCACGGCGGTCCAGATGACCGCCCGCCTCCAATCGCCAGAGACGGCATACACGATGCCGGCCGCGGCCTGGAGGACGACGACCGTGACGGGGAAAATCCGGGCCATGGGCTACTTGAGACCCGCGATCTGCTCCCGGGTGGGACGGCCCCGACCGCGGATGGCGACCTCGTTGGCCGCGAGGACCCGTCGAATCACCCCGGCGGACACGTTGTAGGCCACCGCGATGTCCTGAAGGCCGTAGCCGGCCCCGTACTTCTGGCAGATGTCCTTGATTACCGGCACACTGAACTCGATCTTGTTGGCTGACGACATGTTGTGGTCCTTTCCTGTTGGAATCCAGCCTGTTTTTAACGCTACGATAAAGATTTTACCACAAATTCGCCCACCTGTAAAGCATTTTCTTGTGGAATGGACGATTTTATTAGCCCGAATGGCATTAAAAGTTGTAAAAGGGCCAAAATCCGCATATATTATGGGGGTTCTAATATGAATCCTGGAAATTGGGGCCCCAAGGGCAGAGGGTCATACCCCCGGGGGCGGGAATCCGCTGGATAAGAACGCAAACACCTCGCGGAATCTGCGGGCATTCCTATCCGATTGAACCCCGGGCCCGCTCCCCATACGATCATTTTCTTTGGGCCCTTGCACCTAAGCCCATTGTATTGTAAACTTCAGGTATGCTAGGTGCAATTGTTCTATCACGTGGAACCCCGATTCCCTGTCCGGAGGTGAACCCCATGAAAACCCGCACCATGTTTTCCCTGTACGTGCCAAGGGAGCATCAGGATTCGCCCTTGGCTAGGCAAGCTGTTGTGCAATGTCTTCTACAGCGATTTGGTGGCTATACTGTAGCCAACGTGGATGGTGGCTACACAATGGCCGATGGTTCTGTTGCAATCGAATCGGTCTGGCGTTTCGATATTGTCTGTGCTGGAACCCCAGAAGACCGAGAGTACATGCGTGTTTTGGCAAGGTCTGTCAGGTATCTCCTTCGGCAAGAATCGGTTCTCCTGACGGCGAGAAAGCTTGAAGCTTCTTTCGTCTAACCCCTCGGGCCCTGTTTGTGAACCGATAGGCAAGCAAACAGGGCCCATTCTCTATCCTTCCCGTTCAATATCCTCTGGAGCACAGGGCCCTTGTATTAACCTGTGCTCCAGAGTCTAGGCACCCATTGTCTAATCTGTAAAACGGCATGCCTATCGGTTCACAGTCAAGCCCAAAGCCTATCCTCTGGGGCTTAGGGCCCTTATGATACCCTGTGAACCGATAGTCAGTCATAGACAGGCAAAGAAGCTTGTTCGGCAACAACCCATACTCCCTGTTAATATGGGCAATATAGGTAAGTACTCAATAGTAAGGTAATCACTAGGTAAAGCTGCAATAGCAAAATGCCTGTCTGTCTTGACTATCGGTTCACACCCGCAAGAAATCAGTTAATATATGTTCCCAGTATTTCAGTATTTATAAATCCGGCCTAGGCGTGAACCGACAGACACCCACGCACCCCCAGCATGCCTATCGGTTCACAACAGAACCCTAACAGTTATGGGATACTTTTACGTTTGTATACTCGTCTTAATACTCAACACTTAAACCAATCCGAATATGTTTGACAATCTGTACAGCATATCATAGGCTCTCATAGAAGAGCCAAAGCATGAAGCCAGAAGAGCACGTTCGCTATTGGTTGGATTCCTGCCCTGCCGCTGCATGGGCAGAAGGAATCACGTGGTACGATGAGGCGGCCGAATTCATCCATCGGCTATCGACCGAAACGGGCGTTCCCGACGTTGCGATTGCTGGCGTGGTTGCCGCTCTATCGCCCTCGGTCTATTGGGGGTTAAACAAGCGACAGGCCGAAGCCATGGTGCGGCAGTATGCGGATTCCGGCATGGAGCACATCGACCTTGTGCCGACGAGCACGTACGGCGGGCAGGTAAAGAAAGCCCATCGGATTCTCGCCCTGGATTGCCCGGCGACGAATGACGTAGAGCGTATCCTCGGCCGACGTGCGTTCAAGACAAGGGCATTCTTCCGCAATCTACTCCGCCTGGCTTCGCCCGATGTGTGCGTTGATACGCACATCGTGCGGGCCCTGGGGTGGGAAGATCGGTTCACGCAATCGGCACGATGGTGCTATGATCGTCTAGCGGCAGCAATCGCTACGGTTGCGGTCGAACGTGGGATGAAGCCCTGCACGGTGCAAGCAATCGTGTGGTGCTCATACAAGCATCAGACAGAAGCATACAACGCACAAGAGCGATACGACCGCAAGCACGATATCGCCCCGTTCTGACTTGGAGGATTGAGTATGACCGCTTATGGACGTTGCATCGTGGATGACCCCCGGAAGCAAGCGTATGGCTACATGGCACACCTGAAGCGGTGCGGGAATCGCCCGTCTCTCGTCATTTCGGGCGATTGCTACACCGTCGCCGCCCCGGGGACGATGACGATTACGTTTCGGCCGATGACTTCATGGGAAAAACCCCTTGCGTGAACCGACAGGGTATCGTATACTACCCTGTGAACCGACAACAGACGGACCGGAGAATCAAGCTATGGCGAACTATCTGACCTCCACGACCGGGCAGGACCGCCGCAGGGCCCTGGGAACCATCGGGACCGTTCCCGAGCTGGCGTGCGATGCGTGCGGGGCGAAGTACTTCAGCTCCAGGAACATCACCTGCCCGGCGTGCGGGCGGGGTGTGCTCGCCCTGAAGACCGGGCACAAGAATATCCTGCCGTTGAAGCAATCCTGAGGACGGCGGGGGGCGGAACCGGACCGACCTTCCCCGGTGCCGCCCCCGCCTGGAGCAAAGGAACACTACCATGAACCCCATGAACCTCGTCAGACCATCGGACCTGAAACCCGGAGGGTGCTATGTCGATGCGAACCTCCGGGGGGCATACTTCCGGGGGGCGAACCTCTGCGGTGCGAACTTCTGCGGTGCGGACCTCTGGTATGCGAACCTCCAGGATGCGAACCTCCAGAACGCGAACCTCCAGGATGCGAACCTCCGGTGGACGAACCTCCGGTGGACGAACCTCTGGGGGGCGAACCTCCGGGGGGCATACCTCCGGGGGGCGAACCTCTGCGGTGCGAACCTCCAGAACGCGGACCTCCACGGGGCGAACCTCTACGGTGTGGACCTCCGGCATGCGAACCTCCAGAACGCGAACCTCCTGGGGGCGAACCTCCGGGAGGCGAACCTCTGCGGTGCGAACCTCCAGAACGCGGACCTCCACGGGGCGAACCTCTACGGTGTGGACCTCCAGAACGCGAACCTCCTGGGGGCAAACCTCCAGCATGCGAACCTCTGGGGGGCGAACCTCCAGGGGGCGAAGCTTCCGTCAAACTTGAATCCCGGTGTTTAAACACATCGGCAAAGGAACATTACCATGAACCCCATCAAACCATCGGACCTGACACCCGGAGGGTGCTATGTCGATGCGAACCTCCAGGATGCGAACCTCCGGAACGCGGACCTCCGGGAGACGAACCTCCTGGGGGCGAAGCTCCGGTATGCGAACCTCTGCGGTGCGAACCTCTGCGGTGCGAACCTCCAGGATGCGAACCTCCAGAACGTGGACCTCCTGGGGGCGAACCTCCAGAACGCGGACCTTCAGAACGCGAACCTCCAGGATGCGGACCTTCAGAACGCGGACCTCCGGGGGGCATACCTCTGCGGTGCGAACCTCCGGCATGCGAACCTCCTGGAGGCGAACCTC